GTAAAACATACGGAGAAAATAAATGGCAGACATAGACAAGGCTCTACCAAACGAGCCAAGAAAAAAATTTGAAATACCTGGTGAAGAAGAAATTCAAGAACAGGTAATTGAAGAAGTATCAGAGCAACAAGATGCTCCTGGTCCAGTTGAAGTTCAAGAGAACGAAGATGGATCTGTTGATATTAATTTAGATCCAGCTGCAGCTACACCTGAAGGTGGTGATGAGCATTATACAAACCTTGCTGACTTTTTACCTGATGATGTTTTAGGTGCATTAGGTTCAGACTTAAATCAAAAATATATGGACTACTCAATGTCCAGAAAAGATTGGGAAAGAACTTATACACAAGGTTTAGATTTATTAGGTTTTAAATACGATCAAAGAACAGAACCTTTTCAAGGAGCATCTGGTGCAACTCACCCTGTTCTTGCAGAAGCGGTTACACAATTTCAAGCGTTAGCGTATAAAGAATTGCTTCCTTCAGATGGACCAGTAAGAACACAAATTATTGGATTACAAACTCCAGAAAAAGTTCAACAGGCAGCACGTGTTAAAGATTTCATGAACTATCAAATCATGGATCAAATGAAAGAGTATGAACCTGAATTTGATTCTATGTTATTTCATCTTCCACTAGCGGGATCAACTTTTAAAAAAGTTTATTATGATGAAGTAGAAGGTAGAGCGGTATCAAAGTTTGTACCGGCTGATGACTTAGTGGTTCCGTATACGGCTACCTCATTAGACGATGCGGAAGCAGTCATCCATAAAGTAAAAATTTCTGAAAACGAATTAAGAAAACAACAAGTAGCAGGTTTCTATAAAGATGTAGATTTAGCTGCACCTCAAGATAAAGAATCTGAAGTTGAGAAAAAGGAAAGAGAATTAGAAGGAGTAACTAAAACTAAGAATGATGACTTATATACTCTTCTAGAATGTCACGTGAATTTAGATATCGAAGGTTTTGAAGATGTCAATCCCGAGACTGGTGAGCCGTCAGGAATTAAACTTCCATACATTGTAACTCTTGAAGAAGGTTCAAGAGAAATTTTATCTATTAGAAGAAACTACGAAGCAGGTGATCCTCAAAAGAAAAAAGTAAATTATTTTGTACACTTTAAATTTTTACCGGGTTTAGGGTTTTATGGTTTCGGTCTAATCCACATGATTGGTGGACTGTCTAGAACAGCGACTGCAGCTTTAAGACAGCTCTTAGATGCGGGAACGTTATCTAATCTGCCAGCTGGTTTTAAAATGAGAGGAATAAGAATTAGAGACGATGCACAATCAATTCAACCGGGAGAGTTTAGAGATGTCGATGCACCTGGTGGAAATTTAAGAGACTCATTTATGATGCTTCCATTTAAAGAACCAAGTCAAACTTTATTGGCTCTAATGGGTGTAGTCGTATCTGCCGGTCAAAGATTTGCATCAATTGCTGATATGCAAGTTGGTGATGGTAATCAACAAGCAGCAGTTGGAACTACAGTTGCTTTACTTGAAAGAGGAAGCAGAACAATGTCAGCTATCCACAAAAGAATTTACTCAGCTCTTAAGAATGAATTCAAACTTATGGCTAGAGTATTCAAGTTATATCTACCACAACAATATCCGTATGATGTAGTTGGGGGCCAAAGAATGATAATGCAATCTGACTTTGATGATAGAGTAGATATATTGCCAGTTGCTGACCCCAACATATTTTCTCAAACACAGCGTATTTCCCTAGCGCAAACGGAACTCCAACTGGCAACTTCAAATCCACAAATGCATAACATGTATCAAGCGTACAGAAACATGTATGAAGCTTTAGGTGTAAAAAATATTGATAGTGTTTTAATTAAACCGATGCAGCCTATGCCAAAAGATCCTGCATTAGAACACATTGATGCATTAGGAGGCAGACAGTTTCAAGCTTTTCCAGGTCAAGATCATAGATCACACATCACTGCACACTTAAATTTTATGGCAACGAACATTGCAAGAAATAATCCAATGGTTATGGCAAGTTTAGAGAAAAATATTTTTGAACATATTTCTTTAATGGCTCAAGAACAAGTTGAATTAGAGTACAGAGATGAAATGCAACAGTTACAACAGATACAAATGATGATGCAACAGAATCCACAGATGGCTCAACAGATGCAAATGCAAGCAATGCAGATTCAACAAAAGATTGAAGCAAGAAAAGCACAACTAATTGCTGAGATGATGGAAGAATTTATGAATGAAGAGAAGAAAATTACTTCACAATTTGATAATGATCCGATTGCAAAACTAAGATCAAGAGAATTAGACCTTAGAGCAATGGAAAATGATCGAAAAGAACGTGAAGCTAAGGAGAGAATGGACCTTGACAAGATGAAAACAATGATGAACCAACAAAATCAAGATGAAAAACTAGATCAAAACGAAGAATTAGCAAAATTAAGAGCTGATACATCAATTGAAAAGACAATTTTAAGCAAAACTATACCTAGTGCGGACTCAATGATGAAGAATACTGAAAATATGGTTCCAAATATTGAAATCATGCGTAAAGGTTAGTGACAATTAATAAAAAAACAGTTAAAATAAAAAAATAAGGAGACAATTATGGAAAAATTAGACAAAATTAAAGAAGTTAAGGTTTCTGAACAGCAAATTGAGATTGATCCAAGATCAAAAACATCTGCTGACAAAGCTTATAACTATATTGGTACTGGTGGACCTGAAGAAGAAGTTCAAGGTCAAGGTGCAGTACTAGCAGAGAAGAAAAGAAAATCTAAAGCTTACTAATATGTGGTTCTCGGCAATTAAATTAGCCGCACAAGCAGGCACTCACATTTTTAAGAAGCGTCAAGAGACGAAAATGCTCATGGCGGATGCACAAATGATGCATGCAAGAAAGATG